GGTAACTCGCAGTGGTTCAACAATGTCTTGGTTTACCAACGGAACATTAAACGGAACGCAAACATATTCAACCGCTATTGGTAGCAATACGATTGATGTGCAAATTGGAACAACAGGCAGTGGCTCGGGTGACCCTTTAAATGGTTATGTTTCAAATTTGCGCGTGGTCAAGGGAACGGCAGTTTATACAAGTTCGTTCACGCCAAGCACTACGCCTTTAACTGCGATTACCAACACATCATTGTTAACTTGCCAAAGCAATCGGTTCATTGACAACTCTAGTAACGCTTTTACACTTACAAAATACAACGATGTAAGCGTCCAACGCTTCAGCCCATTTAACCCTACAACCGCCTACTCCACAAGCGTGATTGGTGGATCAATGTATTTGGATGGCACAACTGATTTTGTAAAAACACCTAGTGATGCAAGTTTTTCATCCACACTACTAGCAAGCAACTTCACAATTGAGTGCTGGATATATTTAGCGGCATATCCAAGTAGTGGAGCCGCCATTTGGACAAACAGCGTTACAAATAGTGATGGTTTTAGTTCAAGTTATGTTCAACCAAGTGGGGTAATTGGAACTGGAAAAGTTGGTGTCAATGAATTTAATACTACAACTACTATTAAACTAAATACATGGACTCATATTGCTATAGTTCGTAATTCTAGCACTGTGTATGTTTATTTTAATGGTGTTCAAGACGCTAATACAGGTGCGGCATCTACTTATTTAAATACTTCAGCAACAAAACCAATGCAGATTGGCTCTAGCAATCAATCACCTCCTACGGCTATGCAAGGGTACATTAGTGATTTTAGAGTTGTTGCCTCTGCCCTTTACACAACTGGATTTACTCCAAACACAGCCCCTTTAACTGCTATATCTGGAACAAACTTACTGCTTTCCACAACCAACGCTGCCATCTTAGACAACGCTGAGATGAACGACTTGGAAACTGTGGGCAACGCACAGATTTCAACAAGCGTTAAGAAGTATGGTACTGGCTCATTAGCGTTTGATGGGTCTGGTGATTGGCTTCAAGCAGTAAGCACTCCACAAGCAGATTTTGGCTCAGGAAATTTCACATTGGAATGTTGGGCTTATTTAAACAACTTTTCAACTGATTACAGGCTAATGGCAAAAGTAGTCAACATTAGTTCTTATGGCTCATGGCAAGTTCTTGTAGATACTTCTGGCTATCCTCGTTTTTACGCAAGTTCTGCGGCTTCTAGTTGGGATGTAGCCAATGGTACAGGCGGTGGCATTGCTATTTCAACAAGCACATGGGCGCACATTGCGGTTACTCGCTCTGGTTCTACTATCACGATGTGGGTCAATGGTGTGTCGGCAGGAACATCAACAAGTTCTGCGTCTTTATATTACAGCGCATCAGTACCTGTAACTGTAGGCGGTATGCCTGATGGGACTAGAAGTCTTAACGGGAACTTGGATGAAGTCAGAATTACCAAGGGTGTGGCTCGTTATACATCTACGTTCACGCCAAGTACAACTGCGTTCCCAAATAACTAAGGATTAACATGGACATTGCTAAACTTGAAAACGGCAACATTACAGTGGGCGATTACAAAGAGTTGTTTCCCAATACATCGTTTCCTCTGACTGGCCCTGACGACAACTTTTTTACTGAGAATGGTTGTTTAAAAGTCAGTATGTTTAAAGAACACGACCGAGCAACACAAATGCTTGTTGGATGCGGTGCTTACTTAGAGAATGGTATGGTTTATACAGTAGAAGTGCAGACTCGCCCTGATCCAGTAGTTCAGACAATCACCATTGACTCAGGAAATGGCGCATGAACAAAGAATTACAGACCTATTATGAGGAGAGATTCTCAATGATGGCGACTAAAGGTTGGAGTCAACTTTTAGAAGATATTGACATTATGATTGAACCTCTGAATAATATATCTACAATTGAAGACGAAAGAAGTCTACAATTTCGCAAAGGTGAACTTTCTATTCTCACTTGGCTGAAAAACTTAAAAGAAGTCAGCGAAGGGGCATACGAGGACTTAAATGAAAAGAATGTATGAATTTTCCTGTGAAAACGGGCATAGAACTGAAAGATTTGTTGTTTATGAGACAACAGGTCTAACGTGTGAGTGTGGCGCTACAGCTAACCGCACTCTCTCTGCGCCAGCTTTTCGGCTAGAAGGTTGGTCTGGTCATTTCCCAACGGCTCACGCTAAATTTGAGAAAAGCCATACTGACAAGCTAAAAAGCGAACGCAAAATCAACTCATAAGCAATAATGCCGAGTTGAATCTCCTACAACCGATTGACGGCAGGAAAAGGAAATATATGTTGATTGATGAAGACAAAGAATTGCCTGGTGAGTTAGAAATCGAAGAGCAGAAATCATTTTCGAAACCAGATCTCCCTGAAAAATACAGGGATAAAAGTTTGGATGACATTGTGAGAATGCACCAAGAAGCTGAAAAGCTCATTGGAAAGCAAGCTCAAGAGGTTGGTGAAGTAAGAAAACTAGCCGATGAACTCATTAGACAGAACCTTGGGTCAAAACAGCAACAAATAAAGCAGGACGAGCCTGAGATTGACTTTTTTGAGGATCCAAAGAAGGCAGTTCAAAGGACAGTTGATAGTCACCCAGACATCTTGGCAGCGAGACAAGCTACATTAGAGATGAAAAGGTCACAAATTCAACAGAAGTTAGCAAATGAGCACCCAGATTTTGGCGATATTGCCAAAGATCAGGACTTTGCAAATTGGGTTAAATCTAGCCCAGTTCGTATAGAATTGTTCAAGCGAGCCGATGCTGATTTTGACTATGATTCTGCCAATGAATTGTTAAGCACTTATAAGCAACTTCGTGGCGTTAAGAAACAGCAGATTGAGGCTTCAGGAGAAGCTACAAGAAAGCAGAATCTTAAAGCAGTAGGAGTTGATGTAGGTGGTTCTGGTGAGACAAACAGGAAGGTTTATCGTAGGGCAGACCTTATTCGGCTGAAAATGCAAGATCCTAACCGATACGATGCTTTAAGTGATGAAATCATGGCAGCATACGCAGAGGGTAGGGTTCGTTAAAATTTGTTTTAGGAGATTTAATCATGGCATATCCAACACCAGCGGTAACAGTAACAACCGCAAACACATTCATTCCAGAAATCTGGTCTGACGAAATCGTAGCCGCTTACAAGAAAAACCTTGTATTGGCTAACATCGTAATGAAGATGAACTTCAAGGGTAAGAAAGGTGACACTGTTCACATTCCCGCCCCTACTCGTGGTTCTGCATCGGCTAAAGCGGCTTCTACAGCCGTTACTCTGATTGCCGCTACTGAGACTGAAGTTGTTGTAACTATCGACAAGCACTATGAATATAGCCGCTTTATCGAGGACATCGTGGAAGCCCAAGCCTTGAACAGCTTGCGCCAGTTCTACACAGCAGACGCAGGTTATGCACTTGCCAAGCAAGTAGACACTGATTTGATCCAATTGGGTCGTGCCTTCAATGGCGCTACTGTTGGTACAAATGACTACGCTACTAGCAACACAACTACCAAGGCTTATATCGGCTCTGATGGTACTACTGCTTACAACTCTACCAGCTCCAATGCTGCTGCCCTGACTGATGCTGCTATCCGCAGAACCATTCAGCGTTTGGATGACAATGACACTCCTATGGATGGTCGTTTCTTCATCATTCCTCCTTCAAGCCGCAATACGTTGATGGGTCTTTCCCGTTACACAGAACAGGCTTTTGTGGGTAATGGCGATGCAATCCGTAATGGTGAAATCGGTCAACTGTATGGTATCCCCGTGTTTACATCTAGCAATGCTGATACTGGTTATGGAAATACCCAGACAGACCGCATCTGCTTGATGGGGCACAAGGACTCTATGGTTCTGGTTGAGCAAGTTGCTGTTCGTTCACAGACTCAGTACAAACAAGAGTATCTTGCTACTCTGTTTACATCTGATACTCTGTATGGTGTAAAAGCCATGCGTACTGCCGCTACAACTGGTGCTGCCCTGTCATCCAGTGCATTTGCATTGGCTGTACCTGCGTAAGCAGTTGCCTTTTCCCCTCATCTTCGGGTGGGGGGATTTTTTCTAATTTAGGAGGAATTTAATCATGGCAGCAGCAACAGCAGTTACCTCACGCAGAGGTAATGACCAATTCAGAGGAATCTTCTCTGACACTTGGTCTGTTACAGCAACACTAAACGCTTCATCTTTAGCTGATGGCGTGGGTGAGACAAACACAATTGCCGTACCTGGCGTAAAGCTAGGCGACATTGTCTTGAACATTAGTATGGGTGTAGATGTCTCTGGCATTAGCATCACTCCTTATGTTTCAGCAGCAGATGTTGTCTCTATTCGTTTCCAAAACGAATCAGGCGGTACTTTGGACTTAGCAAGCACGACAGTTAAGTGCGTGGTAGTTCGTACTGTTTAAACAAAAGGGGGCTAATAACCCCCTTTTTAAGGCAAATATGGCTACTTATCGTTGTCTTCAAAGCAATCAAACTGTGACTTTTACTTTTGCTCATGATATTCAGAGCATGGTAGGTCATCAAGGTTATGTCAGAATTGACCAAGAAAAAGTTGAGAATAACGATAAACAGCTAGTTTTGAAGCCTCCAACATCTGTTAAAAAGGCTGGAAGGCCACGAAAGGTTACAAATGTCTGAGATAGATCCACGAGAGTTTGGCAAACTTGAAGCTCAAGTTGAGTCTTTACAGACCGAGGTATCCGCTATGCGTGACGATATTAAAGTCCTCCTTGAGATGGCAAATAAGTCCAAAGGCGGTATGTTTGTGGGAATGGCGATTGCCAGTGTCATTGGCGGTTTCATTTCTTTTATTGCAACAAAGTTAATCCGATAAGGAACTATTATGGCTACCAAAATAATCAAGCATGGTAATGAAACTTACTCATCTAAAGCTGTGATGGCTAAACATGAGAAGTCAGAGCCTATAAAGAAAAAGATGCAAGAAGAGCAAATGTCCAAAGGTAAGGATTTGGCAATAATGATTGCTATTGGCAAGCCAAAGCCAATGCCTATGCGTGGTGAGCGTACATCTAAGAACATGATGAAGAAAACAGGGAAGTCAAAATGAAAAAAGCCGCAGCAGCCAAAAAGATTGGCAAAGTTATGCACGAATACAAAGCAGGAATGCTTCACTCTGGTTCTAAAAAAGGCCCAGAAGTGACTTCTCGCAAACAAGCCATAGCCATTGCTTTATCCGAAGCAGGTAAATCTAAATCTAAGAAAATGAAATGAAATCCCCTGCTTGGCAAACAAAAGCTGGAAAAAACCCAAAAGGGGGCTTGAATGCCAAAGGTAGAGCATCGTATAATAATGAAACAGGTGGGAATTTAAAACCACCAGTAAAGTCGGGAGATAACCCTCGTAGGGCATCCTTTTTAGCACGAATGGGCAATATGCCTGGCGCTGAGATGAAAGATGGAAAGCCTACCCGACTTTTACTTTCTCTCAATGCTTGGGGTGCATCATCCAAGGCAGACGCTAGAGCAAAAGCCAAGGCGATCTCAGAGAGGAATAAGAAATGACAACTTATTTGCAAGCAGTCAATGATGTGCTTGTTCGCCTAAGAGAAGCAGAAGTATCTACTGTTTCCGAAACAAGTTATTCCGCTTTGATTGGCAAGTTTGTCAATGATGCTAAACGTCAAGTTGAAGATGCTTATGAGTGGAATGTTCTTAGCACAACAGTCACTATCACCACTACTTCTGGCACTTATTCCTACTCAATGACGGGTGCAGGGCAGAAGTTCCGTGTCCAAGATGCTATCAATTCGACAAGCAAGATTTCTCTTGTCAACATTCCATTTGCCACGATGAATCGGTATTTGAACTTTGGCACTCGGTCAAATTCAATACCTTTTTATTACACCTTTTATGGCGTGGATTCTAACTACGATACCAAAGTTACTCTCTTTCCGGTTCCTGATGGCGTTTATAGCATTCCATTCAGCTTAATCATCCCACAAGCCGTTTTGTCGAGCGACAGCACAGTAATAAGTGTACCTGCTGAACTAATCGTTCAGAGCGCCTATGCAAGGGCTTTAGTTGAGCGTGGTGAAGATGGAGGATTGAGTTCTTCTGAGGCTTACCAGTTGTATAAATCTATGTTGTCTGATTATATTGCAACAGAGGCTACTCGCTACCCTGAATTTGGTACTTTTGAGGCTATTTAATGGCTCAAACTATCGAAACCTTCAGTATATCTGCGCCAGGCTTTTATGGTCTAAATACGCAAGATAGCCCATTGGATTTAGCATCTGGATTTGCGCTTGTTGCTACCAATTGCATTATTGACCAATATGGTCGTATTGGCTCAAGAAAAGGTTGGACAAGGGTTAACTCTACTTCTGGAAACCTTGGTGCTAATGATATTGGTGTAATCCATGAGCTAGTCCAGACAGATGGAACTTTGACTGTATTGTTTGCTGGCAACAATAAGTTGTTCAAGCTCGGAACATCTAATGTTGTGACTGAGTTGACCTATGGGGGGGGTGATTCTGCTCCAACTATTACTGCAAGTAATTGGCAGTGTGCGTCTTTGAATGGAATCACTTATTTCTTTCAGAACGCCCATGATCCTCTGATTTATGACCCAGCAGTAAGTACAACGACTTATCGCAGAGTGACTGAAAAGTCTGGTTATGCTGGCACTGTGCCATCTGCTAACTTGGCAATCTCTGCCTTTGGTCGTTTGTGGGTAGCAAATAGCACTACTGATAAAACAACCATTACGTTCTCCGATCTGCTAACTGGTTATGTCTATACAGGCGGCACTTCTGGCTCTTTGAATGTCAATCAGGTTTGGCCTAATGGTGCTGATGAAGTTCAAGCCTTGGCTGCTCATAATGGATTCTTGTTTGTTTTTGGTAAACGTCAAATTTTGGTCTATCAAGGTGCAACTACTCCATCGACAATGAGCCTGTATGACACCATAGGCGGTATTGGATGCTTAGGCAGAGACACTGTTCAAACAACAAGTACAGACGTGATTTTCTTGTCAAACAGTGGTGTTCGTTCTTTGATGAGGACTATTCAAGAGAAGTCTGCTCCAGAGCGTGATCTGTCTAAGAATGTACGAAATGACCTAATGACTGCAGTTGCAAGTCAGACTTTGGCAAACATCAAATCTGTATATTCTGAACGTGAAGGTTTCTATCTTTTAACTTTACCAGTTGGTCAAGTTGTTTACTGTTTTGATAGCAAAGTTCAGTTACAAGATGGATCTTCTAGAGTTACCACATGGGACTCTATTGCTCCAACTGCTTTACTATCTCGCAGAAATGGTGAGTTATATATTGGCAAAACTGGTTATGTAGGTACATACACAGGTTATTCAGACTATCAAACGTCTTACCGAATGCTGTACTACACAAACAATGCAGACCTTGGCAATGTCAATCAGACTTCTATTCTGAAGAAGATTTCTGCTGTTGTTATTGGTGGAACAAATCAGACAGTCACTATTAAGTGGGGCTTTGACTTCAAGAGTAACTATTTGAGTGCAAATGCAACTATTCCACTGCAAGGTGTTGCTCAGTATGGCATCAATGAATATGGTGCAAATGCAAGTACTGTTTCTTACTACTCTGACGGCATTGCACTCAATACTCTAACTGTTTCTGCAACTGGTTCAGGCAAAATTGTTCAAACTGGTTATGAACTTGTTATTGATGGAGCGCAGTTGTCAATCCAGAAAATTCAAATCCAAGCTAAGAATGGAAAAATAGCATGAGTAATTACACTAAAAGCACCGACTTTGCGACTAAAGATAATCTTACCTCAGGCAATCCACTCAAGATTGTTAAGGGCACTGAGATTGATACTGAGTTCAACAACATTTCTACTGCTATTGCGACTAAGTTTGATTCTTCTGGCGCACCGAGTGGGACAGTAGTAGGCACTACAGACACTCAAACTCTGACAAACAAGACTTTGACCAACCCTACTGTAAACAACTATACAGAGGGTGTTGTTGCGATTGGTACTGTTACAACGTCAAGCACTTTGTCTCTAACGAATGGTACTGTTCAGACTGCTACTCTAACGGCATCTACTGCTTGCACATTCACAATGCCAACTGCTACTGCAGGAAAGTCTTTTGTTTTGTTGCTTAAACAAGCGGCTACAACTGGTGGTGGCAGTGCAACATTCACTGGTGTGAAATTCAATATTCTTGGTACACCAACTATAACCACCACTGCGGCCAAGATGGACATCTTCACTTTTGTCTCAGATGGCACAAATTGGTATGGTTCTTATTCACAAGGGTACACACCATAATGTTTGCCTCAATCAATGCACTGTTAACTGTTGGCAGCTTGGCTAGTCAGCAGGAATACACAACACCTGGCACTTACTCATGGACTTGCCCTGCAAACATAACTTCTGTATCTGTTGTTTGCGTTGGTGCGGGTAGTGGTGCAGCAGGAAATCTTGGTGGTGGAGACCGAGGCTCTGGTGCAGGTGGTGGATTGGGTTATTTAAACACTTACTCTGTTACGCCTGGAAATAGTTATACAGTAGTTGTTGGAGCTGGTGGCGCTGGAGGTACAACTAATGGCTTTAGCTATCAAACTGATGGCGCTGCAGGTGGAAATTCTTACTTTGTAAATACTTCTACTGTTTGTGGATTTGGTGGTGGAGCTAGTAGCCCAACAAGTAGACCCTCTACTGGTGGTTCATACGTAGGAACTGGTGGTGGAGCTGGTGGTAATGGCAATGGCGCAGGTGGCGGTGGTGCAGGTGGATATTCAGGTTCTGGTGGCGCTGGAAGTGATTTCACAGGAAACGGATCAACAGGTTCAGGCGGTGGCGGTGGAGGTGGTGCATCAAGAGCACTATCTGCTAGTCAATCAACTGGATCTGGCGGTGGTGTAGGACTACTTGGTCAAGGAAGCAGTGGTGCTGGCGGCACAACTACTACTGGAGACCTTGGCGGTAAGGCAGGTTCTGCTGGAACAAATGGTGGTATTGGAGGTCAAGATCCTGGTGCTACTGGTGGTGCTTATGGCGGTGGTGGATCATCTGGCTGGTATGGAACTGGTAGTAATGGTGGAGCAGGTTCTAATGGCGCTGTTCGCATCATCTGGCCTGGCGACAAGCGCACATTCCCAAGCACAGCAACAGGAAATTTGTAAGGAAATATCATGGCGACTTCTGCAGCAGCAAATTACGCATCAAAAAATAATATAGATTATTTGGCGAACATCAATAAATGGATTGATGCAAATCGCAATGCAACTCCAGCTTTAGTTAATCAGCAAATGTCTCAGTATGGCATTTCTGAGGGTGACATTGTTAAAGCAATAGCACAAAGAACTGATTTAACACCTGGCTCAACTTTGCAGTTAGGCGATACTTTTTATCAGCCAAACTTTACAACAACTGGTTCTGGACAAGATGAACAAGTTGGCCCATTAGAAAACATCTATACCTATAAAGCTAATGAAAATAAGGTAGGTGGTAATGTTAAATATTACAATCCTAATGGTGAGTATCAACAGACTACACAACAAATACCTGTTAATGCAACTAAAGATTTCTTAAAATTTGCTTTGGCTGCTGGTGGAATGGCAGCTTTAGGTGGTGGATTAGATTTGTTTGGTGCTGGTGGTACTGCAGGTGCAGGTACAACTTTTGCTGGTGAAACATTAGCAGATGCAGGATTACTTTCTAGTGCTGAAACTGCAGGAGCTTCTACTCTTGGCGGTGGAACAGGACTACTAACTGGTGGTACTGAAACAGCAGTTACTGGAATGGGTACTGGTACTGGTTTAACAGGTACTTCAAGTGGTTTAGGATTAAATGCGGCTGGCACTGCAGGACTTGGTGTTGATGGGCTTGGTGCAGGGTTAACAACTGGTACTGCATTAACTGGAACTGGTGTTTTGACAGGCTCTGAGCTTGGTACGGGACTATTAACCAGTGGTGCTGGTACAGCAGGATTAACTGGTACTGGAGTTTTGTCAGGATCTACTCTTGGAACTGATTTGCTTGGCACAACAGGAACTACCTCACTAACAGGAACTGGTCTTTTAACTAACTCTACGTTGGGTACTGATTTGTTGGGTACTGGCGAAGGAACTGCCGCAACTACTGGTGGGGTAACTGGTTTAACAAATACTGCTAATTTAGGAGTTAATCCTTTAACTACAGGTGTAACTCCAACTACATCTCTTACGCCATTATCAACAACACCAGTAACTACTACTCCAGTAACTACTACTCCAGTAACTACTACTCCTACAGTTGTTCCTCCTTTAGCTACAAGTTTGTTATCTGGGTTAACTGCTGAACAAATTGCTAAAGCATTAGCAGGAACTTTAACTACTGCTGGTGGATTACTGCAACAACAGACTTCTAGAGAAGCCGCACAAGCCGCACAAGCTCGAGTTGATGCTGAGACTGCTGCTGCTAAACAAGCGGCTCAATTCCGTCCTGTTGGAACAACTACTCGGTTTGGCACTTCACAGTTCACCTATGACCCTGTAACTGGTCAAATGGTTAGCTCTGGTTATCAACTTACTCCTGAAGCCAAAGCTCAACAAGATCGCTTGATGGCTTTGTCGAATGCAGGCTTGACCCAAGCAGAACAAGCACAAGCACAATTTGCTCCTTTGCAAACTGGCGCTCAGAGTTTGTTTGGTCTTGGTAATCAGTATTTGGCTCAGAGTCCAGAGGATGTTGCTAATAGATATATCTCTCAACAGATGAACTTATTGGCTCCTAGCCGTGAACTTGATTTAGCTAACTTACAAAACAAACTATTCCAACAGGGACGCTCTGGTTTAGCAGTTGCTCAAGGTGGTAATTTAGGCGCTACAACCCCTGAACTACAGGCTTTGTATAACGCTCGTGCTCAACAAGATGCTCAGTTGGCGGCTCAAGCTCAATTAGCTGGTCAACAACAAGTCTCCTTTGGTGCGGGATTGCTTGGTCAAGGCGCTAGTGCTATGAATCAATACTATGGTGGCCAGCAAGCGGCTTATGCTCCTTATACTGCCGCTATGGGACAAGTACAGAACTTGGAAGCACAAGCACAACAACCTTACAACATGAGTTTGGCTCTTGCTCAACAACAAGCTGCCGCAGGAACTAATGTGGGTAAATTAGGCTTAACTGGTGCACAATTGAGTACAAATTTGGCAACAAGCCCTGCAGCAACTACAAATCCTTATGCCACAGTTATAAGTGGTTTAGGCGATCCAAATTCATTGTTAAGTCAAGGTCTTTCTAATGCCGTCAAAAGCATTTGGGGTTAAGGAGAAAAAACATGGCAGATATTATTCCTAGCTTATTTGGGTTAACTCCTGAAGCCTATGGTCAACAACAACAAACTGGATACTTAAATAGAGGTGTTCAGTTAGCTCAATTAGATCCTGCGGCTCGTGGTGCGGCTATGACGTATGCGGGTGCTGCAGGTCTTGGCAATGCAATTGGTGGATTACTTGGCGCACAAGATCCTCAGTTGAAATTGATTGCTCAGAGGCAACAATTGTCTCAACAGATTGATATGACAAATCCTATATCAGTTGCTCGTGGCGCTCAGTTAGCATCTCAAATGGGTGATGTTCAAGTAGCATCTGCTTTGGCTGCTCAAGCACAATCTATGCAAAAAGCAATGGCTGAAACTCAAAAACTTGGTGCTGAAGCAACTAAGATTGGCTATGAAAACATTAGCAAACAAGGACAAGTTCAACAATTGATGTCTCAGTTTGGCATGGATAATACTCAAGCTACTGCTGTTGCTTCTAATGCTGATTTACTTAAGCAATATTTAACTCCTAAAACTCAACAAGGATTTGATTTGCTTAAAAGTGGAAAATATACTCCTGAAAGTGTTTTAGCTTGGCAAACTGGTGGAGATTTAGAAATTATTGATAAAACTGCTAAACCACCAGCAGATTGGGTTGCTAAGGCTCGTGAACTTGGTTTACCAGTAGCTGCCACCTTTGGGGCTTATTCACCAACTCAAGTTGCGGCTGTTAATAAAGCAGTTTTCAATGATGAAATTGCCAAAAAAGCAGCGGGTGCAGCAGTTACTCGTGTTGCTGTTGATGTTAAACAAGAAGAGGCTTTTGCACAAAAACGTGGTATTACTCAAGCTGAAGAATTATCTAATGCGACTAATTTAGCAAGAGGTGCATCTCAAGCATTATCTACATTGAATAACATGAGACAACTTGATGCTTCAGGTCAATTGTTTACTGGTCCATTGGCTAACTCTTATGTTGGCGCTACAAACTTATTGGCTAGTGTTGGTTTGCTATCTCCAGATCAGACTAAGAAACTTTCTTCTTCTGAGGTATATGACAAACAAGCTAAAGATCTTGTTATGCAAGACCTTGGTGGAAAACTTGGTGCTCAAATTTCTGATTCTGATCGGAAGTATGTTGAAGCACGTATTCCTCAACTTACAACCAGCCAGAAAGCTCGTACTGAGTTGTTAGGAAAGATTGAAGAAATTCAACGTGGAAAAATTGATTACTATCGCAAGATGAATGATTACGCAAACAAGAATAATAATCTGAATGGTTTTGACTTTTCAGAAACTTATTCTCCAATTAAAACTCCAGCACCAGTAAATGCTGGTGGATGGTCTATAAAACCAATTCAGTAAGGAGTCATCATGGGAAAGTTTGTCGTAACAGGGCCAGATGGTAAACAGTATGAAGTAAATGCTCCTGAAGGCGCTACTGAGCAACAAGTAATGGACTATGTAAAGTCTAACTATCAAGTTCCTGCTCCACAACAGGAGCCAGGATTAGGTTCACAGATTGCTCGTCAAGCAGGCTTAGCTGGTCGTGCTGTTGTTCAGGGCTTATCTGCTCCAGTAAATATTGCCGCTGACTTTTTAAGTGGTGCATACAATGTTGGCGCTAATTTGCTTGGCTCAGAAAGTCGTATGCCTTATTTGTCACAAGAACAAAGTAAAGGTTTGACACAGATGGGTCTTCCAGAACCTCAAACTGGCATTGAAAGAGCCGCACAAGCTGGTATGCAAGGTTTAGTTTCTGCTGGTGGTATGGCAGCAGCCGCACCTAAAACTGTTTTTGGCGCTGATTTAGCTCGTCAATTACCTGCAGCTACTGTAGCATCTATGGTTGCTCAACCTGTTGCTGAACAAACTAAAGAATTGACTGGTAGTGATTTAGCCGCAACCATTGCAGGAATTGGTGTTTCTGGTGCTGTAGGGAAAATGGCAGGTGATCTTGCTGGACAAATTACTGCAGGTAAAAAGCCAGTAACTACTATGGCAGATGTTGAACAACGGGCTGGTCGTGCTTACACAAAAGTTACAGATGCTGGTATTGAATTAAATCAACAAAGTGCTACTAACTTGGTTGATAAAGTTAAAGCTAAATTAGATGCTTCTGATTACTTACCAGAAACGGCTAAAGATGTAGCAGCCACTCTTAATAAGTACGATAGTATTGTTTCTGGTGGAAATGTGTCATTTAACGATGTTGAGCAAATGCGTAGACTTGCTAATGGCTTAAAAGGTAGCCAAGAAAAGAATACAAGGCGTTTAGGCAATGTAATGATTTCAACCATTGATGACTATGTTGCAGGTTTATCTCCAAAAGATGTAGCTTCTGGCGCTGGTGGCATTGATGAGGCAGTAAAGACAATTATGTCTGCTCGTAAAGACTGGAGAAATCTAAGTCGTGCTACAACATTACAGGATATTTTAGATATTTCTGAAGTAAGAGCAATGAGTCCAAATGCTTCTGAAAGTGAATTGATACGAAAAGGATTTATCAATTTAGCTGCAAGCAAAGAAAAGATGCGTCTGTTTAATACTGACGAACAAAATTCAATTAAAGCTGTAGCCAATGGTGGGCCGCTAGATGAATTACTATCATTCGCAGCACGTTTTAATCCAAAACGAAGTCAATTGGTTGCTGGTGGTGTAATTGGAACTGGTGTTGCAAGCCCTGAAACACTTAAATATACACTTCCTGCTGGTGCTGTAGGTTTGGGTGCTGATGTATTACAAGCGGCATTACGCAAGAAATCTGCAGAAAGCGCTATTTCTGGTTTGCTGACAGGAACAACACCACCTCCTTCTCCTAATTACTACACTCGTGGTTTGTTAAGCACCATGATGAATCCTCCAAGACCATGAAAGAATGGGCTGAAGCATTTATTGCCGCAGCCTGTTTTACTGTTTTTGTTTTGTTTTGTAGTTACACAATTCTTTGGGCGTATCCGTGAAATGGTTACTAATGTTATCAATGTTTGTTATATTGGTAGCATCTAGTGAAGATAAATACAGATGTATTAGGTGGGCATGGACAGGTGATGTTTACAACCGAAAAGTAGTATGTCTTGAGTGGCAAAAAGTTGATAAAAAATGATTGATCCTCTAACAGCTCTTGCTGGCATACAGTCAGCCATTAAAGTAGTCAAGCAAGCCGCACAGGTTGCTAATGACTTAGGCTCTCTTGCACCCATGATTGGCAAGATGTTTGATGCCAAGTCTACTGCTACCAAGGCAATGGTTCATGCTAAGAACTCAGGTGGTTCTAATATGGGAACTGCTTTACAGATTGAAATGGCACTTGACCAAGCCCGTCAATTTGAAAAAGAATTGCAGATGTTATTTATGCAGTCTGGCAAGATTGACATTTGGAATAAGATTAAAGAACGTGCTCAATTGATGGACGTAGAAGATGCTCATGCTGCCAGACAAGCTAAAGCTGATGCTAAGAAAAAAAAGGAAGAACAAGAAGAACAAATGGCTATTGTTGCAGGTGCTTTTGTACTGATTTTGCTTGGTTTAGCTGTTGCATTTGGTATTTCTGAGATACAAGATTTATGCGCTAAAACAAAGTGCGGACGATGAATGAGTATCAAAAAACCTTTGATCTTTGCCTCAAAATCTTTGTTTATGGTTGCGTGGCACTTTATTTTCTTGGGTTTCTTAAATTTCTGCCAAACGATTTATCCGACAAAATTGTAAATTTATTACTTGGGAAGGTAGGGCTTAAATAATGTTTGAAATGCTATCTGGTGGTTTACTTGGCTCTATCTTTGGCGGCATTTTTAGGATGGCCCCCGAAGTCTTAAAGTGGATGGACAAGAAAAACGAGCGTGAACATGAGTTAAATATGTTCAAGTTCCAATGCGACTTGGAAGCTCAACGGGGTCAGCAAAAGTTGGCTGAGATTGGGGCGCAACGTGAAGCGGCTATAGATGTAGGCGTGATGGATGCCTTCAACAACGCCATTACACAGCAAGCTGAGATGGTTAAAGCCGCAGGTGGATGGGTAGCTAGTCTTTCTGCTTCTGTGCGTCCTGTGGTCACATATTGGGTACTATTCGTATGGTCATTCATTCATGTTTGGTTTGCCTATAACGCATGGTTAGGTGGCGCTCAAGCATCTGATGTCTTTAAAACAATGATGACTCCAGACTTTTCTGCTTTGCTATCAGGAACAATCAATTACTGGTTTCTTGATAGAACTTTGTCTAAGCGTGGAATATGAACTTAGAGTTGGCAGCAGAACTATGCAAAAGGTTTGAGGGCTTTCGTTCTAAGCCCTACCTTTGTCCTGCCAATGTAGCCACTATTGGCTATGGATCTACTTATTATGCTGATAAGCGCAAAGTAACATTAGAAGACCCTCCAATGACTCAGGAAGAGGCTAATCACCTCTTGATGATTGAGTTAGAACATACATATTTGCCAGGTGTTCTTAGAAACTGTCCGATTCTTGCAACAGATGTAAAAAAATGTAATGCCATTGTTGACTTTGTTTACAACCTTGGAATAGGTCGTTTACAAACATCTACTCTTAAGAGAAAAATCAACTCTCAAGAGTGGGAAGCGGCTCAAGAACAGCTTATGTTGTGGACCAAAGGCGGTGGAAAAGTGTTGCCTGGTTTGCTCAAACGCAGACAAGCTGAGTGTTCTTTGTTAAATTAAATTGTAATAAATATCATATAAGGTGTTGTAATGCCTAACATTCCTACACCGCAAGACGTAGAAATATTTTCACAAAGTGTCAAAAAGTGGCAACAAGTGCTGAGTTTGGGTGATTGGAGAATAGAGAAAGGAAGCAAGGCGGCAAAGGCTGCTATGGCTTCTGTTGAGTTCAATACTTCGGCTAGGTTGGCAACTTACAGATTAGGCGACTTTGGTGCTGAAAAGATCACACCAGAATCTCTAGATCAGACTGCTTTGCATGAGTTGCTTCATGTGTTTTTACACGATTTGATGACTGTGGCTCAAGACCCTAAATCATCTCAGGATGAAGTAGAAATGCAAGAGCATAGAGTTATCAACTTGTTAGAAAAGTTACTGTCTAAGGTTTCTCATGGTATCAACTAATGGTCTTAATTCGTGTACGGATGAGCAATTCATAGAACTGTGGGACAAGTATCAATCCGTTACAAAAGTAGCAAAAATGCTTGGCATAACAGAGAGGGCAGTGAACTACCGAAGACGTAACATGGAAGAGCAACATAAGCTCAAATTACCCGCAAGCGACTCTCGAAGTGCCAAATACGATTCAAATAGACCAAAATCCTTTTCTCCTTTAAAACAAGTAAACCTTGGGATGTTGGACGGCACTGTAATTGTGTTCTCAGATGCTCACTTTATACCTGGTCAGCGCACAACGGCCTTTAAAGGGCTTCTATGGGCCATAGAACAGTTCAAACCCAAGGCAGTGATATGTAACGGGGATGCTTTCGATGGAGCGTCTATAAGCCGCCACGATGTAACTGACCAACCGCAAACTTCTGTCATCCAAGAATTAAAAGCCTGTCAAGGTGCGCTAGGTGAGATTGAAGAAGTTGCTAAAGCAGCGAGACACAATATAAAGCTCCTGTTTACATGGGGCAACCACGATATTCGCTTTGGCAATCGTTTGGCTCAACACGCACCACAATTTAAAGACGTTGTGGGGTTTAAGTTGACAGACCACATCCCCGATTGGGATTTTTGTTGGGCAGTATGGCCTACCGATCAAGTCATCATCAAGCACCGATATAAAGGTGGTGTTCATGCCACTCACAACAATACTGTTAATGCAGGTGTATCAATAGTTACTGGACATTTGCACAGTCTTAAAGTAACTCCATTCACTGATTACAACGGATGTAGATACGGGGTAGATACGGGTACTTTGGCTGAGACTGATGGCCCACAATTTACCTATGCCGAAATAAATCCAAGCAACCATAGGTCAGGCTTTGCGGTGCTGAACTTCTTTAATGGCAAACTATTGTGGCCTGAGTTAGTCCACAAGTTTGATGAGGATCAGATTCAATTTAGGGGTGAAGTGATTGATGTAGGTGCATTTTGAGCGCCTGGCTAATCATCTTAACGGGGGCTATCTACGCCTATATTGCTGGTGAACAGCTTTGGAAAGATAACCCACACACGGCTATTGTGTACGCAGGGTACGCCTTTAGCAATGTGGGGCTTTATCTGTTGGCAAAGTAGCTTATTCGCTATCGTCTAAACCAGCAGTAATTACTTCTTCTGCTGCATCTTCTTCAAACTCATCCTCAAGTTCGTCAATTGCTTCATATTCAACTGCCCAATCATTTTCCTCTTGGAAGTTGATAAATTCTTGAATGACTTGAATTTTATCAAAGTCGTGGGTTTCAACTGTAATCTTCTCACTACCTACCCAACCAAATTCCATTTCAAATTTCATGATTTTCTCCTTACGCAACCGATTGTTGCAAGTAAATCCTAATGGTCATTTGTGTCAGTCAAGTGTCTTCTGGAACACTCCGTTGGGCAATAGTATGCCCTTCCGATTCTTAATCTGATCGTACGCAACTTCCATACAGTCTACCAGATTGATGTCTTGAAGAGCGCAGTAATTGATAAGACAGACCATGACATCACCAACAGAATCCACAATAGCTTCTCTGTCTTTTTTAATCGTGGCATCTGCTAGTTCTCCTATTTCAGAGACAGCCTTGAGTAGCTGAGACTCTGGGTTGCTATTAGGAATAATCTTTCGGGCTTCTGCCCATTGGATTATCTTTATTTCTATATCGGCATAACTCATCTCACTCTCCTTAACTCTGTAATTTTCTCGGGTGGTGGTGGAAGCATCTTCTCACTTGGTGGATTCCAACCAAACTTTCTCCAAATGGCTTGAACGTCTGAGCCAGATGACCATTTAAATTCCTTGTTTGGCATAGATGGATAACTGATCTTCGAATGGGGTGGTAGTTCAATCATTTTTTCGCCTTCATAATTCTCTGATTTCTGCCAAACTTGCCACGTTTGACACCTGAGACTTCAATCAATCCCTTGTCTAACAAAGCACGATATCTTGCTGTTATTGAGGAATATGAATATTGAGGGTACTTCTCTAGTATCTCATCTGAGATACACCCATCTGGGAAGTTCTTAATGGCCTCGTAGACCATTTTCTCTAGCTTGGTGGTATCAACTGCTTGAGCCGCCTGATGGCTCGTTGTAGGGTCTTGGTTTCTGACCAACTTAAATGGCTCAGTACCAAAGAATCTCTCCATTGACTGCTTCATGTTGCCAAAAATATCATTCATCATTCACTCCTATTGGGTGAGGGGAAAACTGCTCGTCCGCAAGCCTGAAAAGTCTTTGCACAGCTCTCCCCTCGGGTTTATATTAACTCAAAAAGGCATATCCAAGTCATCAAACTTGGGCTTTGGTGGCGCTCGAAGCGGTGCTTCATCCTTGGGAGACAGAGCTAAACCCATGAACTTACCACCTTTGCCCTCTTTGATCCATGCAGATAGCCAGAAATCCTGACCATTTACAGTAATGTTCCCTTTGTAATCAGGGTGTTTTTCTGATTCCTTTTTGTCATTCTTGAACAACACACCTGAGTTATCACGCTTTTCCATTTAGATTTCCTTTGCTTTCTTTAACGCTGAACGCACTTTACTAGGTAGGAGTGTCCACAAGGCAATCTTTTGTTGATCGTCTAAGTTCTCTCCCTCCAACTTATCCCAAGCTGACTTGGGATCACCTTGCTCACAAGTGGCAATCAAATCAACTGCCATTTCTTGCAAATATTGCACTTCCTCTGGGGGAATATTATCCATTGCACCCTGAGTTGGTGTAATCACAGGGGCTTGCTTTTCTTCCTTCAATGGAGCAGAAGAATCTAGGGCATCGTGCTCAACAATCTCCATTGCTGACACCCAGAGATAGCGCCTGGTATATGTTTCTACCGCACCAAGGTTCTGGATAGGATGGCAACCTTTTAGATTGGCTTCTGCCATAGGGCTTGTCAGAACGATCTGAGAGCCATCTTCTGTATCTGTGATACATAGAGTAGCCAGATCCTTGTCAAATGACACTACACCGCACAAACCGATATTATAAAAAATCTCAGTAATTGTGGGGATAAAGTCACCAAGCTCAAAATAGCTGTAACCAGCAAACTTGTTGTGACCAGACTTTTTGAGTGGCGCTTCTTGCAAACTCATTCTTGCTGCCATTAACTTTTTATGTACACCCATGATTTTTCCTTAAGTATTTTGATCTAATTCAGCTTCGATGATTTCTTTTTGATCCTCAATATACAAGTTTTTAAACTCGATAAAGTGGTTCTCATCACAACAACTATAGCTTTCGCCTTTTGGTTCCAAGCAATAACAGCAGTATAAAATATCTGCAAATTGGTCTTGGTACTGTTGAAACAATGTTTTCATATTTACTCCTGTTAGTTTATTAAAATGTCCGTTTTTGCAATTCACTGTTTAATGCTTTAACACACTTGTTGAGCCAGCACTTCATTGCAACTTTTTAGCACGATGGACTTCGCACAGAGAGTTGCTCAACACCTTTAATGTGCCATACATTTTTAGCCTTTTATATAGGGATAAACCCTAATTGACAGTAAAAAAAACAACACTATTATTCTGGCATGAACATCGAACAAATTGAACAAAAGTGCGCTGAGACATTGCTTGATTACGCAATCACAATGGCAACTGCTTATGTAACCGAACCAGAGGACTTCAATGCCGCAGTTGTAGCTTTGCTTTGCAGAACACTAGAAAACCACATAAACCGCCCCATCAATATCCAGGAACTTTATCAATGACCCAAGAATCCATCATCAAATGTCTGCAAAATGGATCGCTAACTTCCTATGACATGGAGAATCTGACGGGCATCCCAAGGACTTCTCTTGTTGCTGCTTGCAAGAAAATGATTCGTAAGAAGCAAGTTACGGCTGAAAAGATTAAGATTGGACGTTCTTGGATAATGAGATATACCCTTGCTGAACACATGATTACTGCTACAGAGGCCGCCAATGATGCGCCTTTAAACAAACTAAATCCTTTTGACATTAGGAACGCTAGAGGCATCTTTACCAAGGCTGAGTATGCGGTGATGAACGCCCAAGCTGTCAGATTGCTTGGCAGACCAGTTGCAAATGGAATTACCAACAATCAATTTATTTGATACAATATTTTGAAACACGGCTAGGTTTGGGGTTGCTCCCAAGCTGAAAAGGGTTCCCACTTTCTCCCCTGCCGCAGTTTCTTTGCTTTTAAGTGGTTTATAAAGTGGAAATTGTATGCATTACTACAAGAGAAATCTTGGCGACTATGCCAAGAAAGCAGGCCGTCTAACGATGCTTCAACACGGAGCGTACACGCTTCTAATTGATTCGTGCTATGACCGAGAAATCTTCCCAACACTAGAGCAAGCACTTGAATGGACTTGGGCTTCAACAGAAGCTGAGATTGAGGCCGTTAAGTTTGTTTTAAGTAGATTCTTTTTGCTTGATAAAGATGGATGCTATGTGCAAGAAAGGATACTTGATGAGCTACTTAATTATCAGAAAAATTCCGACACAAATAAACGAATCGCTGATGAAAGAGAAGCAAAGCGTAGAGAGAATCGCACGAATCGTGTACAAGCCGTAGACGAAGCTCCACCTAACCAAGAACCACTAACCACTAACCATAAACCAAAGAGAGAGAGCACAACTGTCGTTGCTTGCCCACCAGATGTTTCTCAACAAATTTGGGGTGATTGGGTAGCCCTTCGTAAAAGCAAAAAAGCACCGATTACCAAAACTGTTTTAAATGGTGCTATTGCTGAAGCAAAGATACTTGGTTGGCCTTTGGAGAAGTTTTTGGCTGAATGGTGTAGCCGAGGTAGCCAAGGTTTAAAAGCAGAGTGGATCGTTAAGCCAAACCCTGCCGACAAGGTGAGGCTCACTGTTGCGTCATCAAATGAGCCTGACCCTGCTCTTGAGAAAATTAAAGCAGATGAAAAAGTAACTCGTCCTCCAACTCCAGAAGAACGAGCAATTCTTAACGCTTATCGGAAAAAAGCATGAACTTTCAATGGCCTACAAATGACTCCAGCAGAATTAGAACACTTCAAGAATTGCGAAGCCCTAGAGTGGATACGCAGGTACAACCAAAAGAAATCGATGATTGGATCAAGCAAAGCGTTGCTCTGGTGGCAGGGAGTGTGCGTGGACTTGGAACGAATCAGAGGAAAGTCAGATACTTTGCTTTTGAGGGACAGAATGACAAGGATACGAAATGAGAAGAGCAGCCAGAGTTGATGCTAACCAAGAGCAAATCGTATCTGCATTGAGAGCCGCAGGTGCTTATGTCTGGATTATTGGCTTACCAGTGGATTTACTGGTGGGATACAAGGGTCACACTTTTGTGGTTGAGATCAAAACAAACTCTAAAAAACGATTTACTAAGCTGCAAACAGACTTTTTTGAGAATTGGTCTGGTGGCACATTGGCAAGGATTGACAATCCTGAAGCGGCGTTACGAATGATTGGAGTAGTCAAATGAGCAACCCATTTAAGATTATCGAGCCAACTTGCATCAGCTTCTCTGGAGGCAGAACATCGGCTTATATGCTTTACCGCATCCTACAGGCTCACGACATGAGCCTCCCGCCCGAAGCAATCGTGTGTTTTGCCAATACAGGCAAGGAGTGCGAGGAGACTTTGGAGTTTGTCCATGATTGCGAGACAAATTGGTGTGTCAAGATAAATTGGCTTGAGTACAAAGCCCATGAAACCCCAAAAGATAGGTTCAGAGTGGTTAATTTTGAGACGGCAAGTCGTGATGGCGAGCCTTTCTTTGACTCAATTAACCAAAACGGCAAGCCATACCTGCCAAATCCAGTTGCCAGAATCTGCACAATCAACATGAAGATTCGAGTTATCCACCACTTTTTGAAGTCTTTGGGGTGGAAGCACAACGAAAACATGGACTGGGTGGGCATTCGGGCAGACGAACAAAGAAGGGCAGCCAAGATTGACAGAAGCAGAACACCTTTGGTGGCGGCAGGAATTACCAAAGAACACGTTGGAGCGTTTTGGAAAAGCCATGCATTTGACCTAAAGTTGCCAAACAACAATGGGGTAACGATGCATGGCAATTGCGATTTGTGCTTTTTAAAGCCAGCGCACCAGATTCAGTCCCTGATCCAAGAAAAACCCGAAAGGGCTTTGTGGTGGATGAAAATGGAAGCCCACGCCAATAGCTCCAATAAAACCTATGGAGACGGGGCAAAGTTCCGCAAAGACCGCCCAAGTTATGCAGAAATGCACAAATATGCCTTGGCTCAGACAGATATGTTTGACAAAGATGAAGAGGGAATTGCTTGTTTTTGCGGAGATTAGGGTAAATCCCTATGGTATTACACAAATAATTAGGTAAGATTTAATTTTTAACAGGAGTGAATCATGGAATCAACTTGGGAATTTGACACAACAGTAGGTGCTGGTATCGAAGTGGTGACAGTAGTCTATGAGTACGAATCAGACGAAGACTCAACCTATAACGAGTCCATTCGTGAAGTTTGGTTTGAAGGACGCAATGTCATAGGGCTATTCTCTGACGAACAATTCAAAGAAATGGAGTGTGAGGCGGCAATGCGCTTCCAACATCACAAACTCAACTACAAGACCGAGGACGTATGAGCAAGGCATGGCAAATGATTCTTGTCGCACTTACTGCTTTTTGGGCTGGAGTTCTTGTTTTACTAAGGTTTTGGTATGACTAGAGATGAAATCATTGAGATGGCTAGACAGGCGGGCATGGATTATTTGCAATACATCAGCCCTGAAGCATTTGAAAAAGTTGTAGCCTTTGTTGAGCTAGTAGCACAGCATGAGCGTGAGGCGTGTGCAGAGGTCTGTATTGCACAGATGCAAGGCAAGTCAATTTGGATGGAGGGCGCAAGAGCGTGTTCACTTGCCATCCGAGCAAGGGGACAAGCATGAACGAACCCACCAAGGCAATTCAATACCTAATCGACACTGCGCCACTGTATGCCAAAGCCAAGGCAGACCGAATTTACTTAGAAGAATTCAGGAAATCCCGTAAAGCTCAATTGGCAAGCCAAGCGGGAACTGAAGTTCTTGGAAAACAAGAAACCTTCGCTTATGCTCACCAAGATTACATTGAAATCTTAGAAGGAATAAGGGAAGCCGTAGAGCGTGAAGAGCGTTTTCGCTGGCTTATGACGGCAGCACAGGCAAGGATCGAGGTCTGGAGAACCGAGCAATATAGTGCCCGCATGGAAATGAAGGCCACCACTTGAACAACAAATTGAACGCTAAAGAGAGATTGCACCTTGCAAGGGTTAAAAATCTCCCGTGTTCAGTTTGTGAAGCATCAGGGCCAAGCGAAGCCCACCATTACAAACAAGGGCTTCAATACACTTGCATTGCCCTTTGTGTAGATTGCCATCGCAATCCAGTAATGGGCTGGCATGGTCAACGAAGGGCATGGGCTATCAACAAAATGGAAGAAATAGACGCACTGAATGAGACCATTCGCAGATTGTGCGAGGAAATGCCCACCAAAAGCACTAAAATCCCCTTTTAAGCCGTTTTTTAAGGCTTGGGAATACCAACTATGCCAAACGTAAAAAAACCCTCCGAAGAGGGCTTTAGGTTATCGTTTTGAGAGTATTCGTAAAATTAGGGCAAAGATTGCATAAATCATTAAAAAACCCGATAAACGATGCCATTTATCGAATCACCTACATAAGCCCCTTCACCTTCTAGGTGCTCGATTACTTGCTGTTTTTGGTAATCTTCGTCCATTTCAGGGTCTAATTCGATGCCATATTGATCTGCAATGTTCTCAAAAGAGTCTTCGCTAAAATCGCAACAAATGGCAATGACATCTAATTCAAAATCTGGGTCTATGTCCTCTAAATAATCAAAAAGGCTTCGTAATCCCTGATAAGAGAAATTGTCAGGACGGATTTTGCGGAAATAATCGCAGAATTCTGAAAAGTAAACAGTTGTTTTCATGTTGAACCTTAAAAAATATTGAACCCTGCGAATTGCAGGCCACAAAACCCCTAAAAAGAGGCTTTGCAGTCTGAAATTAAGCTGCCTTTTGTTGCACTTGCATAAAATCAGGGTTTAAGCCTTGATAAGTGCCTGGGTCATTCCGCATTGGCATGACAACAACAACGGCATCGTTTTGATTATTATGGATTGCACCTGAACTGTCGCCTCTTTGATGTAATGGGAAAACATTTCCTTTTTTAGTGCCGTAATACATGGCAAGTGCCTCATTACCTTTCACCAACAATTCAGGGTCAAAATAACTAATTGATTGTTCTGAAAAGGCATCACGGGCAGGAACTACACGGGAAATGTCAGGAAAACGGGCATCAATGGCCTGAAAACGGGCATCACCAAGTAAATAATAGTCCTTTGCACCACCTTCAATAGTTTCAAGATCGATAAATTCTGATTTTTTATCAATGGCCTTTATAGTTTCATAAGGGACAATGATGTTAAACCCGTAATTTTGAGGCGCTTCAATCACTTCAATAGGTGATTGACCTGCAAAGAGAATTTTCCCGTCAGTGCCGTAAACCATAGCAACGTCAGGGTTATTTATTGAAATGCAAATACCTTGCAAATAGTAGCGAATGTCTTTTTTTGCTGCGCAGATCAATGCGGCACGAAGTGTAGAAGTTTTGAGCGTAATTTTCATGTGAACACCTATTGAAAAAAGATTATTTAACCAAAATGTCGAAGTAAGCAAGCAAACCCACGCAAAGGGCTAAACCCAATGCAATGGCTGTGAGGTAGTCTAAAAAAGTGTTTTTCATGCTGTGGCTTTTTCCAGTTTGGCAATTTGATCCCGTGTGTCATCTATTGCAAGACGAATTTGTGCCAGTGAATCCCAATCACCCTCTGAAAAACAGAGCTTGTCTTCTACTAATAAAAACATTAAATGCTCTTCGAGCTTGAATAAAGTGGTCATTTTTAAGCCTATTAAGTAACCCGTTCAAAGTGAACGTATATGGATAGTAGCAACAAAAAAGAAAAAAAACATAGGGATAAACCCTTAGATGATAGAATTATTTTAATTATTTAAGAGAAAACAATGGGCAGACCCTCAAACCCTCAGACAAAGTACTTTCAAAGAACACTGTCAGACCCTCAGAGAATGATCTTGCTTGCTGCAGGTAATGGCAATTTATGTAGAGGATTCGAGAACGTGTTAGACCTCTACCTGGAGGCGCACAATCAAGGCTTTAGACCCAATATGCCATTGAGTTTTTTAAATATAGGTCGGGCAACAACTAACAGCCCCAATGAAGAGAAATCACTAAGGGATGACATAAGGGAATCAATAGGGAATGAATAGGATAGAACACTGATAAACAAAAAGACAAGTACATCGGAAAAGGTGCATCTGCTATTCACACCCTTCTAAATCTAAATAAGAATCATTCGCATCTAGACATAAGTGTAAGTACCTAGGTAGAAACCATAAGCTGTATGGATAGACAGTAGGGTGAGATTGATGGGGGGGAGGGTGTAGGTTGTGTGTGAGGATATTGATGGAGCCTCCCTACCTCAAAAAAAGCTAAATTGAAAGGTAATATGGAAACGACTCTTAAACGAGGAAGAGGAAGACCAAAGGGAAGCGTCAAGATGACCATACAGAGGTTTGCTGACAATCCACCCCTTGTTCTGCCTAAGACAGACCACCAAAGGCTCAAGGAGCTTAAGGAGTTGATGATTAGGAGTGGAGGTAAGGATGTGGCTCAGAAAGTCATAGAAATAGCTTTAAATGATGAGCATCCGCATCAGTTGGTGGCTTTAAAGATGTGTTTGGATAGGACTCTTCCTGTTTCTTTGTTTGAAAAGGATAAGAGTCAGAGAAGTGCTGTGACGATTAACATTACTGGATTAGGAGTAGAACCGACTACTATCGAAGCTACTGAACAACCAGAAGATGTAGAGGCTAAATATGGCTGATTTGAACTTTAGTTTACTTCCTTGGCAACAAGAAGTATTTAAAGATAAGACAAGGTTTAAGGTTGTTGCTGCTGGGCGTAGATGTGGTAAGTCTAGGATGGCGGCAGTATCTCTCCTGATAGAGGGACTAAAGTGTCCACAAGGGTCTGCTGTTCTGTATGTTTCTCCTACTATGGGACAGTCTAGACAGATCATCTGGGACTTGTTATTAGACCTTGGTAGAGAGGTTATTCAGGGAAGCCACGTTAATAACTTGGACATCACTCTGATAAACGGAGCAAGAATCTACGTTCGTGGAGCTGATAGACCTGATACCTTACGGGGTGTGTCTCTAACCTATGCTGTACTTGATGAAGTAGCAGACATTAAACCAGAGGCTTGGGAACAAGTTATCAGGGCTTCTCTGTCAGACAAGAAGGGAAGAGCACTCTTTATTGGGACTCCTAAAGGGCGTAATTGGTTCTTTGATACCTTCAAACTAGGAGAAGAAGGTGATGATCCTGATTGGAAGTCGTGGCACTTTACGACTGCAGATAACCCTTTGATTGATGCTTCAGAGATAGAATCTGCCAAGAAGACATTAAGTTCCTTTGCTTTTAAACAAGAATATATGGCATCCTTCTCCAATGCGGGAAGTGATATGTTTAAGGAAGAGTGGTTAAAGTACGGGGTAGAACCTGAACACGGAAGCTATTTTGTCTCTATTGACCTAGCGGGATTTGAAGAAGTTGCAAAACAAGCGGGCAATGCTAAGAAGAGATTGGATGAGTCTGCTATCTGTATTGTTAAGGTTACAGACGATGGAAAGTGGTTTGTCAAAGAGATAATCCATGGAAGATGGGACATCCGAGAGACTGCGGCTAAGATACTAATGGCAATAAGAGACTACAGGCCAAGTTCCGTAGGAATCGAGAGGGGGGCGCTAAAGAACGCTGTTTTGCCCTATCTGAGCGACCTTATGAGAAAGAATAATGTCTATGCCCATATCGTAGATTTGACTCATGGGAACAGAAAAAAAGCAGATAGGATCATTTGGTCATTGCAAGGAAGGTTCGAACATGGCAGAATCGTGCTTAATTCCGAAGAGAATTGGGATGACTTTATTGACCAACTTCTGATGTTTCCTGCAAATGGTGTGCATGATGACCTGCCAGATGCTTTATCATACATGGATCAGCTTGCCATTACTTCATATTTTGAACAAGATGAAGAAGATGAGTGGGAGCCGATTGACATAATTTCGGGGGTGTAATGGAATTCCAAGAACCAACAGACAGCGATAAAGAATTAGTTGACTTTGTAGTTAACCATTGTGATCGTTGGAGAGACTATCGGGATATAAACTTTCTTACTGATTGGCTCGAATATGAGCGTATCTTCCGTGGTGAATGGGATGCCCAAGATAAAACCCGTGAGTCTGAGCGTTCTAGAATCGTAACGCCTGGCACAACTCAAGCCGTAGAAACACGCCATGCTGAGATCATGGAAGCCATCTTTGGTCAAGGTGAGTTCTTTGACATTGATGACGATATCCGTGATGTAAACAACAACCCATTAGATGTAGCCATGATTAAGGCTCAACTGATGGAAGACTTTAAAGTAGACAAGATTCGCAAGTCTATAGACCAAATTGAGTTGATGGCAGAAATTTATGGTACTGGCATTGGTGAGATTGTTGTCAAAACAGAGAAAGTCTATGTTCCGAGCACACAACCGATACCTGGTCAACGAGGCCAAGCAGCTATCGGAGTGATGGAAAAAGACCGCATTGCCGTTAAGATTGTCCCTGTAAACCCCAAGAACTTCCTGTTTGACCCTAATGGAACATCTATTGATGACTGTATGGGTGTGGCTATTGAGAAATATGTCTCTATCCACAAAGTTGTCAAAGGCCAAGAAGACGGAATCTATCGCAAGGTAAAAATCGGCACTGACTCAATGGACAATGACCTTGAGCCTACTCAAGAAGTTACTCAGTATCAAGACGATAAAGTAAAACTTCTTACTTACTATGGCTTAGTTCCTAGAGAATACATTGAACAGCTAGAAGAAGGCAAAGAAGTAGAGGATTTGTTTCCTGAAGACTCTATTCAAGATGACTATTCAGACTTGGTAGAGGCTATTGTCGTTATTGCAAACGATGGCGTACTTCTCAAAGCAGAGAAGAATCCTTACATGATGAAGGATCGTCCAATTCTTGCTTATCAGGACGATACAATTCCTAATCGCTTGCTTGGTCGTGGTACTGTAGAAAAGGCTTACAACTCTCAAAAGGCTGTAGACGCACAGATTCGCTCACATTTGGATTCTTTAGCACTGACTACAAGCCCAATGATTGCGATGGATGCTACTCGTCTGCCAAGGGGCATGAAGTTTGAAGTGAAGCCAGGCAAGAACATCCTGACAAACGGCAATCCTAATGAGATTTTGTACCCATTCAAATTTGGAAGTACAGACCCTGCAAACATGAATACTGCTAAAGAGTTTGAAAGAATGCTCTTGCAGTCTACTGGTACGCTAGATAGCAATGGTATGATATCCAATGTTGCCCGTGATGCTGGTCAAGGTGGTATTTCGATGGCAGTTGCCTCGATCATCAAGAAGTACAAACGCACCTTGGTGAACTTCCAAGAAGACTTTATGATTCCATTTATCAATAAAGCCGCATATCGCTATATGCAGTTTGACCCTGAGCGTTATCCTACTGTTGATCTGAAGTTTATTCCTACTGCAGCGCTTGGCATTATTGCCCGTGAGCATGAACAACAACAGTTCATCTCTCTCTTGCAGACTCTTGGACCTAATACACCTGTTTTGCCTATCATTTTGAAGGGCATTATGAGCAATTCCTCTCTGTCTAATAGACATGAGTTGATTCAGATGCTTGACCAGATGGCTAAACCTGATCCACAAGCTCAACAGATGCAACAAGCTCAACAACAGTTGGCTATGCAACTGCAACAGGCTCAAATTGCAGTCCAAGCGACTCAAGCAGAGCAAAATCGTGCAGAAGCGACTAAGTTGTCAGTTGAAGCTCAGTTAATGCCTCAAGAACTTCAGGCTAAAGTGATTAGTAGCACTACTAAGAACTTGCCTCAAGGTCAAGAATCTAATGAGTTTGACAAACGGGTCAAGATTGCTGAATTGATGCTAAAAGAAGCTGATATTAAGAACAAGTCTAAGATTGTTGAACTGCAAATGGCTGACAAACAGAATAAAATCTCAGGAATGGAACAAGATTTCTTAGATCAGTTGACCAAGGAGTTAAGCAATGGACGCTGAAAGCCTAGTCAAGGAGTTAATACTCAAGAGCATGACTCCTGAGCAACAGGAGGCTATTCTTGCCTCTGTTAAAACTTCAGTTGCTAACGCTAGAGCAGTCCAAAAGCAAAAGATTGGCGAGAATGTTGATATTGTTGTCCAAGCACTAAAGAAGATTGAGTCAGACATTCGCAGTCGCTATGACGATTTAGGAAATCTCATTGAGAAACGAGTTGCATCTATTGCAGATGGTCGTGATGGTATCAACGGAACGGATGGACGAGATGGCAGAGATGGCAAGCCAGGCAAAGATGGCGCTATGGGTCGTCAAGGCGCTCAAGGCCCTGCTGGTAAAGACGGAATAGATGGCATAGATGGTATATCTGTAGCCAATGCTTACCTAGATTTTGATGGTGGTTTAGTCATTACGTTGTCTAACGGAAATGAGATCAATGTTGGCGAGATTGTGCCAATGGAGTTAGCAAGCCAGATCAAAGTTATCACCAATGGTGGTGGTACATCTCAGTATGTCTTAGACACTCTTGCTTCTTTACAGACTCAGATTAACACTCTGATTCCAAGCCAAACTGGTAACTCAGGCAAGTATCTGACAACCAATGGGACAAGCACTTCTTGGGGTTCTATTGCCAGTGGTCTAAGTTACCAAGGCACTTGGAATGCGTCTACCAACTCCCCTACCCTTGCTTCTAGCACTGGTACAAATGGCTATTACTACATTGTTGGAACAGCGGGTTCTACGAATCTGAATGGAATTACTGATTGGCAGATTGGCGATTGGTTATTGTTCAATGGCTCTGTTTGGCAGAAGATTGACCAAACCAACTTAGTTACTTCTGTTGCGGGTAGAACTGGTGCTGTTACTTTAAGCACCTCAGACATTAGTGGTCTTGGCACTATCGCAACTCAGAATGCCAACAATGTGGCAATTACTGGTGGTGCAGTTGATGGAACAACAATTGGTGCGACTACTGCCACAACTGTAATAGGAACAATACTTACTGCTACTACAAAAGTAGTTTCTCCATATTTTGATGCTGTAAATTCTGCTGGTGGTGTTTTACGCAATGCTAGTGGAACTAATCAAATTCAATGGGGTGGTGGTGGTGGAAATAATGTTTCTGTAGATGTTTCCACAAATTTAAATGGTAGTAATGCACAGATAGATATAAGTCCTACTGGTACTGGTCATGTACACATCAAACCAACTGGCACAGGAAGTCTTGAAGTTGCTCCAACTAATTTAGGCACTATTAACAATATGTCTATTGGGGCAACAACCCCATCAACTGGTGCTTTTACATCTGTCACTTCAACAACTCCAATTGCTATTGCATCTGGTGGTACAAATGCAACTACTGCTGCAGGTGCTTTAACAAGTCTTGGTGCTTATGCTGCATCTAATCCTAGTGGATATACAAATAATACAGGTACTGTTACTTCTGTTGCGGCAACAGTTCCAACATTTTTATCAGTTTCTGGAAGTCCAATAACTACTTCTGGTACTTTGTCAATTACCTACAGTGGAACTGCTTTACCAGTTGCTAATGGTGGTACTGGTGTTACTACAAGCACTGGAACTGGTAACACTGTATTGTCTACTAGTCCAACGCTAGTAACTCCTATTCTTGGAACTCCAACTTCTGCTACTCTAACAAATGCAACTGGTTTGCCAATTTCTACTGGAATAAGCGGCTTGGGCACTGGCGTGGCAACATTTTTAGCTACGCCAACATCTGCAAACTTGGCTGCAAGCGTTACAGACGAAACAGGTACAGGCTCACTTGTATTTTCAACCAGTCCCACACTTATCACTCCTGCACTCGGAACTCCAAGCGCATTGGTTGGCACAAATATTACTGGTACTGCTTCTGGTTTGACAGCGGGTAGCGTCACAACCAATGCCAACTTGACTGGCGCCATCACAAGCGTAGGCAATGCCACATCATTGGGATCGTTTACGTCTGCCAACCTTTTAGGCGCGTTAACCGATGAGACAGGCACTGGCTCTGCTGTGTTTGCTACCTCGCCCACTTTGATAACGCCAATTTTGGGCACGCCTACATCTGCCACATTAACCAATGCGACTGGCTTGCCAATTAGCACGGGTGTGTCTGGTCTTGGAACGGGTGTCGCTACTTTCTTGGCCACACCAACTAGCGCAAATTTGGCAGCAGCTTTGACTGACGAAACTGGCACTGGCGCAAACGTATTTGCCACAAGCCCAACGCTTGTCACACCACTTTTAGGAACGCCAACATCGGTTACGTTGACTAACGCAACGGGTTTGCCTTTGACAACTGGCGTGACAGGTACACTACCAGTAGCTAATGGCGGCACAGGAACAACAACTCCAAGCATTGTTGCTGGCACAAATATTACAGTTACAGGAACTTGGCCTAATCAAACAATTGCAGCCACAAGCAGTAGTGGTGCTGGTAATGCTTACGCATGGTTTATGGTTTAAGAGGAAAATATGTCAACCCTAGTCCTTGATTCAACGACAAAGACCATTAAGGTCAATATGTCTGGTGCTGCGGCAACCACAAACCCAGATTACATTGTTTCTTATGCTGACAACAATGGAACTGCTTTTACAGAAGGCGCTTTAGATGGCGCTTTGAATGGTGTTACAGATGTAACTGTAGTGTCTGCTCCTGCTAGTAGCACTCGTAGGATTATCAAAAAAGTCTTTATTGAGAATAAAGATACTGCGGCAGTCACTATTACTGTCAAATACGACAACAATGGAACACAAAGAACACTTGCTAAGGTTACTCTTAATGTTGGTGACACTTGGTCAAGTGATGGAACTTATGACACCAATGGCGCTTTAAAGCAAACACTTGGCACAGTTAATTTGGCAAGCGTTACTGGAACTTTGGCAATTGCTAATGGTGGTACTGGTGCGACAACATTGGCTGGTGCAAGTATCACAACTTACACAGGTACAGAGACTTTAACCAACAAGACCCTGACAAACCCAACAGTTACGAACTATACAGAGACTCTGTACACAGCTAACACTAGCACTGCGATCACAGTAGCTTTGACCAATGGCACTGTTCAGCAGTTAACTCTCACGGGTAATGCAACTATTACGATGCCATCACAAGGTGCTGGTAAGTCTTTTATCATTATGTTGAAACAAGACGCAACAGGCTCACGATCTGTCACTTGGTCAACAGTGACTTGGCCTAGTGCAACTGCACCAACTATTACTGGAACTGCCAGTAAACAAGATATTTACAGTTTCTTCAGTGATGGAACAAACTGGTATGGCACAACAATTGGACAAAATTACTAATGTTTGCAGCATCTAAATCTGGAAGCGTTGCGGCTAAAGACCCACAATTTAATTATGTCACTATGCTCTTGCATGGTGACGGAACTAATGGCGCACAAAACAATACATTCCTAGACGTAGGTGCAGTCTTTACTGCTGCCGTTGCATTAACAACAATGACTGTTACTGCTGTTACTTCTGGCACTATTTTAATTGGGCATACCATTAGTGGCTCTGGCGTAACTTCAGCAACTATCTCTGCTCAGCTAACTGGAACAACAGGTGGTGTTGGAACTTACACAGTAAGTGTTTCTCAGACTGTAGCAAGCACTGCAATTTCATCTAGCTTTGCTATCACCCGTAATGGCAATACAACCCAAGGCACGTTTACACCTTATGGTTCTAATTGGTCAAATTATTTTGATGGGTCTGGTGATAGGCTTACAGTCCCTGCAAATGCCGCATTTAATTTTTCTACCGGAGATTTTACGGTTGAATGCTGGGTATATTTAAATTCTGTATCGGCTAATCAATGGATAATTGGCCCAGATAATACAGTAACGTATCCTTGGGCATTGCAAACAACCGGAACAGCAATTAGATTTATTTCTAATAATGCGGCTAATGATTTTCGCCCAACAAGTTTTACATTAGCCGTAGGAACTTGGAATCATTTTGCGGTAACTCGCAGTGGTTCAACAATGTCTTGGTTTACCAACGGAACATTAAACGGAACGCAAACATATTCAACCGCTATTGGTAGCAATACGATTGATGTGCAAATTGGAACAACAGGCAGTGG